CGTGCCTCAGCAGCCATCACCGCTTTGGGTCTTGGCACTGCTGCTACCACTGATGCAACTGCATATGCAACTGCTGCACAGGGAGCACTCGCTGCCTCTGCTACACAACCAGGTGATCTAGAAACCGTTGCTACCACAGGCGCTTACGCTGACCTGTCTGGTCTGCCCACTCTGGGTACTGCTGCTGCAACTGCTGCAACTGCATACGCAACCGCTGCACAAGGTGCTCTTGCTGACTCTGCTACACAACCAGGTGATCTGGGTGCTGTCGCTACCAGCAATGATTATGATGATCTTACTAACCTGCCTACCCTCTTCTCTGGTGCCTATGCTGATCTGACTGGCAAACCCACATTGTTCTCTGGTGCCTATGCTGACTTGACTGGCAAACCCACTCTGGGTACTGCCGCTGCAACTGCATCTACTGATTATGCAACTGCTGCACAGGGTACAAAGGCAGACACTGCTTTGCAATCTGAGACTATTGATCTCACCACCCTGAAAGCAACTGTCGCAGCATCGACAGACTTTGCTGACTTCCAGACCCGTATCGCCGCACTCTGATAACCAATGGCAATTCCAACTTCTAAGGCAGAACTAAAAGAATACTGCCTCCGTAGACTGGGTAAACCAGTCTTGGAGGTGAACGTATCCGATGATCAGTGTGATGATGCCATCGACTACGCTATTCAAAAGTTCCAAACGTATCACTACGAAGGTGCTGAGCGTGTTTATTTGAAGCACCTCTTCACTGCTGCTGATATTCAAGCAGGTAAAACTAATACGAACAGTCTTGGTAAGGATGGTACGACTCAGTGGTCAGAACAGAATACCTTTCTATCTGTCCCTGATCATGTAACTTCTGTGGAAGGTATCTTTACGTTTACCGACAAAGGTACTCGTAATATGTTTGACATTCGTTATCAGATGAGACTGAATGATCTGTATGACTTTACGTCTACACAGTTCTATCACTACTACATGATCCAACAGCACCTGGAAAGTATCGACTTCATCCTGGAAGGTATGAAACCGATCAGATTCAACCAGGTACAGAACAAAGTTTATCTGGACTTCGACTGGTCTGAGGATGCTCTGGAAGATCAGTATATTATTATCAGATGTTATCGTGCTCTGGATCCTAACACATGGACAGAGATCTATAACCAGATGTGGATGAAGGATTATGCCACTGCCAAGATCAAGAAGCAGTGGGGTCAGAACCTTACCAAGTTCCAGAATGTCCAAATGCCAGGTGGCGTCACTCTTAATGGAGAGATGATCTATAACGATGCTGTCGAAGAGTTAAAGATTCTCGATGAGCAACTGCGTACCACTTGGGAAACACCACCACTAGACATGATCGGATGATATGGCACTTAACAGTTTCTTCACCCAAGGTACAACTGGCGAGCAAGGTCTCGTCCAAGATCTCGTCGATGAGCAAATTAAGATGTTCGGCAAGAACGTCTATTACGTTCCAAGAACACTCGTCAAAGAAGACTCAGTGTTCGGAGAAGATACCCTCTCAAAGTTCACAGGTGCCTTTGAAGTGGAAGTCTATCTTGAAGATGCTGGTGGTTTTAGGGGCGACGGCGATATTTTCTCACAGTTTGGTGTCAGAATTTCAGATCAAGTCACCTTCATCATATCCAAACGACGTTTCACAGCAGCAGTAGATGACAACACTACTCTGATTGTAGAAGGTCGTCCCAATGAGGGAGATCTGATTCATTTCCCCATGGTCAACAAGACTTTTGTCATTCAATATGTAGAGCACGAACAACCTTTCTTCCAGTTGGGTAAGGTATATACCTGGGGTCTGCGTTGTGAACTGTTCGAGTACAGCGACGAGGACATCGATACTGGTGTTGCAGAAGTCGATGCTATCGAAACCAACTTTGCCAACGCTGTTGGTATGGTTATGGCAGAAGGTGGCACTGGTACATTCACAGCAGGTGAGACTGTCACTGGTGGAACTACCAACACAACTGCTGAGGTTAAGTCTTGGGATGAGTCTACTAGGACTCTTATTCTTATTAACAGAAGTGGTCGCTTCTCTTCGGGTGAAACCATGACAGGAGACACAAGTTCTGCTGTCTGGTCAACGTTCACCTATAACACTATAAATAATTTGAACTCTGATACCGATCAAAACTTTGCCATCGAATACGATGCAGATAACATCCTCGACTTTACTGAGGTGAATCCGTTCGGTGAGTATGGCAACAAAGGGAGCACTATCTAATGTTAGGAACATATTCATACCACGGTATTATCAAAAAAACCGTGGTTGCCTTTGGCACACTATTTAATAATATCGAGATCCAACGTAAGTCTGGATCTAAAACTGAGGTAATGAAAGTACCTTTGGCATATGGACCTAAGGACAAGTTCCTAGCGCGTCTACGTGCCCTTGGAGACCTGTCTACCAAGGACCAGGTACAGATTACCCTCCCCAGGATCGCATTTGAGATTCAGGCTATTACTTACGATCCTACTCGTAAAGTATCACCTACACAGTACATCAGAAACGTCAAGTCTGATGGTACGCCCACTAAGGCATTCATGCCTATTCCATATAATGTCAACTTTGAGTTGGCAATCCTGAGTAAGAACCAGGATGATGCTCTACAAATTATCGAGCAGATTCTACCGTTCTTCCAACCTAGTTTTAATGTCACCATGAACTTGGTGCCCGAACTTGGAGAGAAGAGAGATTATCCTATTACGCTTACTGATATTCAATATGATGATCAGTATGAGGGAGACTACGACACACGTCGTACATTGATCTATACCTTGCAGTTCACCGCAAAGACATACCTGTATGGTCCTGTCAAGGAGAACGCTGGCGAGATCATCACCAAAGCAATCGTCGATTACGCTACCGACGCAGTTCCTACTGCACCGAGAGAGGTACGTTATACAGTGACTCCTGCATCACTTACCGACAGGAACACAGATGCGACGACAACCTTGTCATCTGCATGTGACGATAACGATGGTATCATCAACGTTGCTGATGCCTCTGCCCTTACAGTCAATACTAACATTCAGATTGACACTGAGGTTATGAGGATCGCTAAGATCGATGGCACCAAAGTGTACGTCACTCGTGCATGGAACAAGAGCACCGAGGCAGCACACACTAATGGTAGTGCTGTTCATAAGATCGACGAGGTAGATCATACCTTCGTTGATGAGGATGATAACTTCGGATTTAATGAACTATTCAGTGAATTTACAGATGGACTCTCACGAAACCCAACCACAGGCCAAGACGAGTAAGTTTGATGGCATTGAGGATGCCCTCGATGTCAAAACAGATATTGTCCCAGTCGAAACAACTGCCCCTGTACCAGTAGAACCTCCTACTTCCACAAAGGAGCAGTTGAAGAAAGACTATGAATACACTCGTGGCAACCTATATTCACTGATTGAGAAAGGACAGGAAGCAGTTGATGGCATCCTAGAACTTGCACAAGAGTCTGATCAACCCAGAGCGTTTGAAGTTGCTGGTCAGTTGATCAAACACGTTGGTGATGTAGCAGATAAATTAGTTGACTTACAGAAGAAAGTTGCTGACATTGAGAACCCCAAAGGTTCAACTAAGGAAGTCAACACAACAAATAATACTATGTTTGTAGGAAGCACAGCGGACCTCGCTAAATTCCTAAAACAGCAACAAGATAAATAGTAAAAGCACTGTCGTATTGTACCCATGGATAGAGTCCGAGTAATGGCAACTGAGGTTACCCTCAGCGCCGCAACCAACCTGAGCAAGGCAACTGCCGTACGTGTTGTCAATGACAGCAACGCTACCATCGTACTCGTGCTTGATGACGCTGCTGTGGTAACTGAACGTGGCAATAGCACTAAGTATGTTGCACTAGGTTCCAGAAATACATCTATTCGTTCTGGTGAAACTGTATACATAGAAAAGGATCCCTTGGAGACTATCGATGGAACAGGACTCAAATGCTCCAAAGTCGCAAGACAGTAAAGAACCATGCCCGCCGTCTCCAAAAAGCAACAAAGATTCTTCGGGATGGTTAGAGCGGCTCAAAAAGGGGATGTTTCGCAAGCGTCGCCTGAGGTTCAAAGAGCTGCTTCCAGCATGAAGAAAAAGCATGTTAAGGATTTTGCCAGCACCAAACACAAAGGATTACCCATGAAAAAAGAGGAATTTATTAAAGAGGAAGACTACGATCGCATGAAAGATCGTCGTATGGAACGTGGTGGTGTTGGTGGCAACCAACGATATGACAGACCCCCCTCTGCACCGAACCTCGCAGGTAAAAAGAAATCGGGTAAGACTGCTCTACAAAAAGATTCCGAGAAAAAGTACGGTAAGGGTATGAGTGCTATGGACATCGTAAAGGCACAGATCCGTGCCAAGCATGGCAAAGGTGCCATCATGGATACTAAGAAAGAAGGGTATGCTCCTGGTGATGTAGATCAGAAAGTCGGTGCTGTCACTGCTATTCCTAAGAAGGATCAGGATGATGCTCGTGCAAGAATCCTCGCCAAGGCAAAGGCAAAGCGTGCTGCACGCATGAAGAGTGAAGGTGTAATCACAGAAGGTAAGAAAAAGTGCAAAGAGTGTAAGGGCAAAGGATGCTCTCACTGTAAGGACAAAGGTTACATGGTGACTCACGATTGTTCACAGAAGGTTGAACATGCTGAGTGGGGTGTTGGTGAGTGTGTCACTGAGATGCATACACTAGATGAGCAAGGTAACATTACTCACTATGATGTTCTCTTTGGGCATGGTGTAGAACAGAATGTTCCTGTTGAGGTTCTAGTCACACTAGAATCTGCAATGCACGAACATGCTATCAACGATGAGAAGAATGCGATTGTAGAGAAGAAAGGTCTGTGGGCAAACATTCACGCCAAGCGTAAGCGTGGTGAGAAACCTGCTAAGAAAGGTGACAAGGATTATCCTAAGACTCTGAATGTAGAAGGTGCTCTTAATGAGCGTGGTGACTACTGGCATCCCGATCCTGAGAAGGATAAGAAACTGGGTGGACCTGGTGCTAATGCTCGTGCTCGTGAAGATCGTGCTGATGCATCAAAACCAAAGTCTGATCCTAAGAAACTCCGTAAGGGTGAGTCCTACATGGACTACTCCAAGCGTCAATCTAAGTACAAGGCTAGTGGTAGCACCGCTGCTGAGAGACTGAACAAGATGGGTGCTAACGTCAAACCCAAAGAACGTAAGCGTGACAAGATTGGTAAGGCACTCGGTCGCCTAGTTGACAAGGTTGGTGGTATCAAGAAAGAAAGTGTTGAGGGTAAGTCCTTCAAGCAGTTCCTTGAAGAAGGTAACCGCACTGGTCGTATGATGCAGAAGTCAAAGACTCAGGTCACTGGACACATCAGTGCTGACCGTGGTTCTGATGAGAAGAAGAACCGTGAAGGTCGTAAGGGTCTTGAAAAGGACTTGAAGAAGCATGGCATCGGACACAAGAAAGGTGTCGGTGAGTACAAGTATGACAGTGGAGAAACTGGTCGTGAAGTTTCCTATCAGACCTCAAAACCTGATAAGATGTCTAAACGGCGCTTTGGTAAGGTTATGCGTCGCCTTGGTCGTAAGCACGGTCAAGAGTCTGTGATTACCAAAGATAAAGACAAATCCGCTAAATTGCATTATACTGAGAAAGGTAGTAAAGCAAAGTCTGACTCCATTGGTAAGACCAAGGCAGGCAAACATCCCGCAGGTTACGGTGAAACATCTGGAACCAAAGCAAGGGGTGGTAAACTTCCAAAGAAAACTAATAAAGGATCTTTCCATTATGGCTGAACAACTTGCTAACGGCACTTGGAAGTGCATGTATTGTGGACTGACCAGTCCTCGTGGACATCAACGTCCTAAGACTTGGATCAAGAAACATGAAGAAGAATGTGCGAACAAGAAACGATGAAATCTTTTAAGGAATATATACTAGAAGCAAGCAACTGCCCCAAGGGCACGAAGTATTGCAACAAGTGTCAGTCTTGTGTTGCCAAACCCTGCAACGAGAAGAAGGGCATGAACGAAGATGCCACTGCTAATAAAAAGCAGCAACTTCAACGTAAGCAACTGATGCTGAACCGTCAGAAACTGCAACTGCAAATGAAAGCAGTTCAGAAGAAGGACCAGTCTCAGGACATGCATATGAAAGAGGGCAAAGAGAAGAAAATCCCAAAGGGATATCATCGTATGCCTGATGGATCTTTGATGAAAGATTCTGAAATGAAAGAAGACTGGCAGAAAAAATCTGGTAAAAATCCTGAGGGAGGACTAAATGAAAAAGGGCGGAAGTCGTATGAGCGCGAGAACCCAGGAAGCGATCTTAAAAGACCTTCAAAAGAAGTTGGGAACTCTCGTAGAGCAAGTTTTTGCGCGAGGATGAAAGGTATGAAGAAGAAGTTGACTTCTAAGAAAACTGCCAACGATAAGGACAGTAGAATCAACAAATCGCTTCGTGCTTGGAACTGTTAAGAGAACACAAAGTTGGTAAATAGTGGTATACTCTGAGAGTATCCACATGATACCTATGTTAGGATTCTATATCACACTCCTGATCTTCATACTACTCGTCGCATGGGGCGGCGTTGAAGAAACAATGAGGTTGTTTTCTTATCTCGACTTACAGTTGAGATATGCTTGGGTTAGATTCAGGATGGCGATCATGCGCCGTAAGTTGAAGCAAGTATTGCTCAAAGATCTCGCTGAATTTAACCAGTACACAAAGGAGAACTCCACCCATGGAAAATGATAGTGGAAAAGAATTAAGCAGCCTACGATTATCTCGTCTTGATTGTCCCAAGTGTGGAGCGATCTGGATCAACGGACAGCACATGTGGGCGACTGGTGCGAAAGGAAATGAAATAGATCTTGCAAGTCTAGTCTGTAATAAGTTAGGAGATGCTAACTGTATTAACCCTTGCAAAGGAAGAGAGGGGGGTGATACGTGGGAAAAGAGACTTGCTGACCTACATAGATTAGAAGACGAAGCAAGAGATGACGGAAAACTTTAACCGTGTTGTTCTCGATATTACTGTTGCTATCATAGACTTCCTTTACAAAGGAAGAGATTATCCAAGGTTCTGGGTGCTCGAAGAAATTGCTCGGGCACCCTATTTTGCGTTTTTGAGTGTACTACATTTCCAAGAGTCTATGGGACTTAGGGGAATAGATCATCATGAACTAATGAGAGAACACTTTGAGCAGTCGGTCAATGAAACAGAACATCTGGAATATATGGAAAGCAGGGGTGGTAATCGTTATTGGATTGATCGCGCTTTCGCCCGACACCTCGTACTCCTGTATTATTGGACTAACGTGGTTTACTACTGGGTGGCTCCTCGGTCTGCATACCATCTCTCATACGAAGTAGAGATTCATGCAGCAGTTACATATGCAAAGTATCTTGCATATCACACTGGCGGAGATGATTATGAAAGGATCTTAGAGATCCTCAACGATGAGATACATCACTCACAAGAATTAAAAGATGCTATGGATAAACTATGACTTTCGGCAATGTCCTACTTTGGTCAGCAATACCCTTTGTACTATCCACGATCTATTTCGGGATACGAAAAGGTGAAAATGTCTACTACGAATCAGAAAAATACAATGGAAACGGAACTGCTCACTGATACCATAGTAATCTTTGGTGCCACAGGGGATCTTTGTAAGCGCAAATTAATCCCTGCATTATATCAACTTTGGAATAAAGATTACTTACCAGAAAAATTTAAGATCATTGGTGCTTCTAGAACACCACATACAAAAGAGTCTTGGGTAGAACATTTAGGACTCTCACGATATCGAGAAGAATTTACTAAACTATTAGAATACATTCCATGTAATCTGAGCGATGTGGATTCACTTCGTTCATTACCGCTGGAAGGTAATACGACTTACTTTCTATCTGTTCCACCAGAGAGGTATAGCGATGCCATTCAAAATCTCAAAGAAGCAGGACTCGTTGAGGACCCAGAAAGATCCCGTGTTGTTATTGAGAAACCCTTTGGGTACAATTTTGAATCTGCTAATTCTTTACAGTCAGTGGTGGAGCGATGTCTACGCGAAAAGCAAGTATATCGCATTGACCATTATCTTGGTAAAGATACTGTTAATAACATTCTTGCCACTCGGTTTAGCAATGTACTTCTTGAACCCCTTTGGAACCGCGAGTACATAGATGAGGTCCAGATCTATGCAACTGAAACTATCGGTTGTGAAGGTCGTGCTCAATACTATGACGGTGCAGGTGCTATCAGGGACATGCTACAAAACCATGTCCTACAAGTTCTATCACTCATTACCATGGAACCACCATGTAAGAATGATGCCAAAGAAGTTAGAAGAGAGAAGGTAAAAGTTCTCTCTGCTGCCAGACTCGGTAAAAATTATCTTGCAGGACAGTATCTAGGCTATACAGAAGAGGAGGGTGTTCCCGAAAGATCCACTACTCCAACCTTCGCTGCTGGTGACATCTATATAGATAACTGGCGCTGGAAAGGTGTACCTTTCTATTTCCTTACAGGAAAGAAAATGCCGTATCAATGTGTGGAGGTGGTAATTAAACTCAAAGCACCTACACTCTCACTGTTCAACCACCAGACAAATGATCGTGTCGTAATGCGTCTACAACCTAACCCTCATCTAGATATTCGTATCGAGATGAAGCAGCCTGGTTATGCAGACGATGTGGAAGCAGCCACTTTAACACATAGTTATGGTGACAATGCTGTTGATGGATATGAGAAACTTCTCTATGATGCAATACATGGAGACCAATCACACTTTGTTCATGCAGAGGAGGTATTGGAATCCTGGCGGATCGTAAATGATCTGCTATGTACTGGATCAGAATGTCCTGTCAGAACCGTACCGTACATTTATCATCCAGGTCAGTGGGGACCAGTACACAAATCAGACTACATAACTAATTGGGACTATCCAGCATGAGAAGAGAACTCTTAGAAGCTGTCAAGGCACACGCCCTTGGACAGATTAAAAAACATCGAATGAATGTAGAGGTATACCTCGCTAACCCAGTAGGTATCGGAGAACATCCAGATGTGATGTCTGCTATCGAAGCAGAACTAGATCAAATCTCTCACTACCATGATCAACTAGAAGTTATTGAGAAGTACATCGAATGAGTTTAGACAAGCGTACGGGTACAATGAACAATGAAGAAAAGGAAGAGCAAAAAAATTTGCGAAAACAACTTCGGGAACGTATCAAACAACTTCGCATGACGGAGTATATTGATGACGACGAAGAACCTGAGGTATTCATTGGGGAAAACATCTGATGATTTTATTCATTAGACACACTATGGAAAATCCATTGGGGGTAGGCATCCTGTCTCTCGCATTGGTAGTAGTTCCCATCATTGGTATGGACTTAGTTCATAAGTATGGTTGGGAGCATTGGGAACCTTTTACTAAGAAACACAAATGAAAGTAGGAATTATCGGTCTGGGTCGTATGGGCGAGGGTATGTCTCGCCGTCTTATCAAAAACGGACATGAAGTACATGGGTATCGTAACAACTATAAGAAAGCAGAAGAACAATTTGAAAAGGGTTATATCAGTGGATGTGCCACTACTCTGGAAAATCTTGTTCAAATAGTACACAGCAATAAAAACCCTCTCACCGAAGATCCTGGTAGTGCTCCTGGTATCTTCATGATGGTTGTACCAGCGGAAACAGTAGAGGATACACTCAATGAGCTATTACGGTTTTGTGTGGAGGGAGATATTATTATTGATCATGGCAATAGCAACTTTAAGGATTCTCGCAGGAGGGCAGAGAGGTTATCTAAACTTGGCATCTCGTATCTTGACTGCGGTACTAGTGGTGGTGTTTACGGTTTGGAGCGTGGATACTGTCTTATGGTTGGTGGTGCAAATCATGCAGTATCCGTCTGCCGTCCTATCTTTGATGCACTCGCCCCAGGAGTTAATGCAGCACCAAGGACCGATGGTGCAGACTATGTTTCATATCCCGAAGAGTTTGGATGGATGCATTGCGGTGATCCAGGCGCAGGTCACTTCGTAAAAATGGTACACAACGGTATCGAATATGGAATCATGCAAGCGTACGCCGAGGGCTTTAATATCCTGCATGAAGCTAATGCTGGGTCAGCATACGTTAAGGAAGGGGATGCTGAGGTTGCTCCGATGGAAAATCCAGCAGACTATCAATATGATATTAATGTTGCTAAGGTCGCTGAGTTATGGCGTCGCGGTTCTGTTGTTGGTTCTTGGTTACTTGACCTTACCGCTGATGTTCTACGCCGCGATAGAGAGCTTAGCAAGTTCGATGGGGGAGTTAGCGACTCTGGTGAGGGTCGTTGGACTGTCCACGCTGCTGTGGATCTTGGTGTACCCTCTCCTGTCATCAGTAGTGCGCTTTGGTCACGTTTTGAGTCTCGTCGTCTCGGTGCTTTCGCTGCGAAAGTCCTGAATGGTATGAGAGCAATGTTTGGAGGACATGACGTTAGATGAATCTCAAACTTCTTGCATGTTTCCTACCCATAGTAATCATCTATATAGTATTGAAAGTTGCTGTGTGGATGTCTGCTGTCAGTGCTGAATCGGATTATGTCGGAAAAGAACCTCTACGAAAACGAGGACCCTATTTGGAGAACCCGTATGCAGATGTTGATGAAGATGAAGAAGAATTTGGAGATCGCACAGACTATCGATGAAGCGATTAACGAATACTATTCGCTTCAAGGTAGAGATGTTCCGAATTGGAAACGTAACAATCCTAAGTGGTGGACAGACTATCTAAATAGCCTTGGTATGGATCCAAACAATAAGTGAATTTATTATTACGCCCGTTAGAGAATACGAATGATCCTGTATGGTCAGTTATCATTTCGTTAATCATTCTCCTAGCGGGCGTTTCGTATTACATATATACCATAATGACCTTCGCATTTAAGGAGTTAGAAGAACATGGGAGCGATGACACCACCGAACAGGAAGAGTTGCTACAACTTCCGAGTAGTGGAGATCAACAGAGTTCTTGATGGAGACACTATTGATGTCACTATTGACCTCGGATTTGATCTCTATAAGAAAGAGAGAGTACGAGTTGCTGGGGTTGATACCCCCGAAAAAAGAACTAGAAACCTCGAAGAAAAGGAGTTAGGCATTGACGCAACTTACTGGCTCCAAGCGAAATTGGAAGGTGCTATTTCTGGTGACGACGAGTTGTCTGTTAGGACTGAACTTGTTGGTGGCGTCGGCAAATATGGCCGTCTTCTTGGGTGGTTATACATTGGG